TTTTTCATTGCTTCTCTTGTGGCTTCAAGGGAAGTCTTTTTGTGCATTTTGGGGAAAAGGCAAGTTTTTTACACTTACGCAGAGAACTTATTAAGAAGAAAATTCGTGAAAAGAGAGCTGAAAGTGTAGGCTTGTCTTTTCCCCCAAGTGCATTACCTTACGTTGGAAACTGGAGAAATATTAAACCAGAAACCTACCGTAAGTTTGAAGCTTTTCAAGATCATGAACACTTTATTGGTCGAGTAGTATTTCCAATTCGTGACATATCTGGAAAGATTGTAGCATTTAATGCTCGACACATGACTGGAGGTACACCAAAGTATCTCATTAGCCCTCCTGGGGCACGAATGCCTCTGTATCCTTCGAAAGTCACCCCAATACAAGGCAGCGTTATTCTTGTAGAAGGAATATACGATATGATAAATCTGCACGACAAAGGATTGACAAACGCAGTTTGCTGTTTCGGCACAAGGAATATTAACGAAGATAAACTATCAATTCTTCGGCTTCAAGGAGTGGAACAAGCAGTAGTATTCTTTGACGGTGACGAAGCTGGTCAAAAAGCGGCAGCAAATGTAAAACAAATGTGCGAAAATGTTGATCTTGTAACAAGAAACATTAACGTACCTGATAAAGACCCAGGTGGTTTATCAGAAAATCAAGTAGAAAATTTAAGAAAGAAACTTTATTCATAGGAGGAAATTATGGGACTTTTAGCTTGGTGGTTTTTAATTCTCACTATAGCCGGATGTGCTGCAATAGTTTTTACTACTTTAAAAGATTAAGGATAAAATATGACGAGCCCAAAGGTCGCTCTAATAGAGACCAAACCAAGTAGAACAGATTTTAAATATGAATTTGGCGGAGCTTTTGATTTTGACCAGTATCAGTTATGTTCTGATCCTGCTATCAAGAAAGTTCTAAAACGAGACTGCGATATACAGATTGATACAGAGTTATATGACTGGATTATTCTAGTAGGCTCTGATGCACTCAAGTATTTTACAAAAATTAATTCAGTAACAGAATATTCAGGAAAGAAAGTAGAAGGTAAATTTCTGCCTGTTATAAACCCAGCGATGCTTGCTTTTAAACCAGAAGCAAGAAACACCTGGGAGTCTTCGAAGGATAATATTATCTCTTATATTCGAGGAGAAATTGAAGAAGTAGTCATAGACAATAATATTGCTTTTGGTATACAAAGTACGGAGGAAGCAAATGCTTTTATCGAACAGGCTATTAGACACGAGGGAGACTATATTGCTCTGGACTCAGAGACTACTGGACTCTATCCTCGGAACGGTCATATGCTGGGTATTAGTCTTAGTTATAATGGGGCTAGTGGGGCTTATATTGACACCGATTGTTTTGATGATGATACTGAACGATTGCTTCAAGAACTTTTCGATAAGAAAATTGTAGTATTTCACAATGCCAAGTTTGACATGGCATTTTTTGAGTATCATTTTAACTTTAGATTTCCGCGCTTTGAAGACACCATGCTTCTTCATTATCTCATTGATGAGAACCCTGGAGGTCATGGACTCAAGCAGTTATCGCTAAAGTACACTCCTTATGGTGACTATGAAAAACCGATGTATGATTGGATTGAGCAGTACCGTAAAGAACATGGCATACTAAAGGGAGATTTTCAATGGCAGTCTATTCCTTTTGATGTAATGAAAACATATGCTGCAATGGATGCAGTATGTACTTTTTTGATTTACGAAAAATTTGTAAAGATTAAGCAGAATAAGAAGTTAGCATGGGTTTACGATAACATTCTTATCCCAGGTTGTAGATTTCTAACTGATACTCAAGATAATGGCGTTCCTTTTGACAAAATGCGCCTGCTCAAGTCTCAATCTTTGATGCAGGAAGATATTGATGAAGCTATTCGTACTCTTTATGAAAATCCAAAGATTCGTAAGTTCGAAGAAATACAAGGAGCAGAATTTAATCCAAACAGCACAGTGCAACTTCGAAAGCTACTGTTTGATATGTTAGGCTTAAACCCTACAGGAAAGAAAACAGGTACGGGGGCTGACTCTACTGACGCAGAAGTGTTAAATGCACTATCAGCGCAGTCGGAAGTACCTGGACTTATTCTTGATATTCGTCAGAAGTCTAAAATCAAGAATACTTACTTAGATAAGATTATTCCTCAGCTCGATAGAGATAGTCGATTGAGAACAAATTTTAACCTGCATGGTACGACTTCTGGTCGTTTATCAAGTAGTGGTAAGTTAAATATGCAGCAGTTACCTCGTGATAACCCTATTGTAAAAGGGTGTATCAAAGCAGCTCCAGGTCATAAAATTGTAGCTATGGACTTAACTACTGCAGAAGTATATGTTGCTGCAAAACTTGCAGACGATGAAGCGTTGATGAATGTATTTCGTAGTGGAGGAAACTTTCATAGTACGATTGCAAAAACAGTATTTAAACTTCCATGTGACGTAGAAGATGTCGCAGAATTATATGGAACACAACGACAAGCCGCAAAAGCAGTAACATTTGGTATTATGTATGGCGCAGGCCCGAAGAAGATTAGTGAACAAGTTACTAAAGATTCGGGCACTTATTTTAGCCAGCAAGAGGCAAAAGAAGTTATTGATGATTATTTTCGATCTTTTCATAAGTTGAGAAAGTGGATTGACAATAATCAAAAATTTATCGAGCACAATGGATTTATTTATAGCTTTTTTGGCCGCAAAAGGAGATTGCCGAATGTCTCATCTACAGACGCAGGCATCAAAAGTCATAGCATTAGGTCTGGTCTTAATTTTCTGGTGCAGTCTACTGCTTCTGATATTAACCTTCTAGGTGCAATAGATATGGGACAGTTTATTAAGTCTCAAAATATGAAATCACGAATATTTGCATTGGTTCATGACTCAATTCTGGCAGAAGTTCCAGAAGATGAAATAGATTTTTACTGCGAAAAGCTTCAAAACTTTATTCAAATGGATAGAGGCGTATCTATCTCAGGAGCCCCTGTAGGATGTGACTTCGAAGTTGGAGATGATTACTCCATGGGCAAATTTGAGAAAATGTATGAAGCGTATTAAAATGAAAGGAGGGGACGAGTACGATGCACTGTCCCCCAAATCTAAAGATTTATTTAATTGGAGAGCTGGGGTAAGAAAAAAGCTCAAACGTAAATACAATAAAAGATTTCGTAAAATTGATCGTTACCTACAAAGAAATAAAGAAGATTGAGTTTCCAGTTTTTATTCTTCCGAATAGTAATTGGGAACTTATAGATGGGTTACTACTGATAGATAATCAGGTTGTAGACGATAAAAATATGCCGGGAGCTTCTCTCGGCATTCGTCGTCTACAAACTCATTTTACAGAGTTAGTACCTTTAAGACACTCAATAGATTCCTTAATTGGTATTTTAAAGCAAAGCACAAAGTATTTTATAGATAGTAAAGGAACTCCTTTTATCTATCAAAAAACTATGAATTCGTCCTTAAAATACTACAAAATACGAAAAGTTGAATTAAAGGAAAAAGCTTCTGTACTTTGGTTAAAGGATGTTAATTCTCCTTTTACCATACCGCGTCCACCTCCCCGGGAATTAACTTGGGCAGGTGTACTTCATATAGGCGGATTGCCTTGGCTGTTATATGAGTACTCCGAAGAAAAACTAAAGGACACTCGAAGAAAAGTATAATTTTATGTCGAGAAGAAAAAAGACTCTTGCGGGAGCGAATTTAGATTTACAAGAGATCGAACCACTTACAAAAAATCAAGTAACTGCGTTCGAAAGTACTAAAAACTTAATGCTACACGGAGTAGCAGGAACAGGAAAAACTTTTATATCGTCATACTTAGCATTTGACGATATGACAAAAGGAATATACGAACGGCTCGTAATTATAAGAAGCGCAGTACCTACTCGCGATATAGGTTTCTTGCCTGGAAATGAAAAAGAAAAAGCATCAGTATATGAAGAGCCATACAAAGATATTTGTATAGAACTTTTTCAGAGAGGAGATGCTTATGAAATTCTCAAAACAAAAGGATTAGTACATTTTATGACTACTTCTTTTATTCGTGGAGTTACTCTGCGAAATGCAGTAATACTCATTGATGAGTGTCAAAATATGAGTTTTCATGAGCTAGACTCAATTATTACGAGAATAGGACAAGAGTGTAGAGTTATCTTTTGTGGAGACTTTCGTCAAACAGATTTGGCAAAAAACGGCTTAAAAGACTTTGTACGAATTTTAAAAGCAATGAACGAGTTTGATTTTATTGACTTCGATATAAAAGATATTGTACGAAGTGAATTCGTCAAGCAATACATAACCGCAAAAACAGATTTAGGCTTATGAAAGCAGTAATTAGCAATAGAATTTATTTGGAAGTAACTCGGGAGTATAGGGAGCATCTCAGTAAAGAGCTGACTTATAAAATACCTCCGCAGAATCCAAATGACCCACCTATTGTTATAAAAAATATGGCACGGGTTCGAGAGAATCTTGTTACCATACCAATCGGAAGAACGGATTTAATACCAAATGACTATGAAATTGTTGACAAAAGGATTAATGTGCCTGTTGATTTTCCTGATTTTAGGTTTGTACTCCGAGAATCTCAACAAGCAGTCTATGACGAACTCGATGATAACTGTATCATCAACGCGTGGGTAAGTTGGGGCAAGACTTTTACGGGGTTGGCGATAGCCGGAAAACTCGGACAAAAAACACTTGTAGTTGTACACACTGTACCACTACGAAACCAGTGGGCAAAAGAAGTAGAGAAAGTCTATGGATTTACGCCCGGAATTATAGGAAGCGGTAAATTTGATCTTGACGCTCCTATTGTAATTGGCAACACTCAGAGTTTATACCGTAATATTCCGAAGATTCGTAAAGAATTTGGAACAATTATACTAGATGAAATGCACCATGTAAGCAGTCCAACTTTTTCCAAAGTTATCGACACAAATTACTGTCGATATAAGATTGGACTATCGGGAACAATAGAAAGAAAAGATGGCAAACATGTAGTCTTTCGAGACTACTTTGGGAGTAAAGTTTTCAAACCCCCAAAGGAAAACTTTATGACGCCTAAAATAGCTATTATAAAATCAGAAATACGATTCATGGATGGAGCCCGTATTCCTTGGGCAAACCGTGTTACAAATTTGGCGAACAATGAAGAATATCGTCATACCGTTTCACTTCTTGCTGCAACTTATGCAGCCCGAGGTCACAAGGTACTTGTAGTCTCCGATCGTGTGCATTTTTTACGAAGCTGCGCTGAACTGGTCGGAGATAATGCAATTTGTGTTACGGGCGAAGTTCCGCATGAGCAAAGAGAAACACTTCTCAATGAGATTAACTATGGAAGTAAAAACATTTTATTTGGGACTCAAGCAATATTTAGCGAAGGTATATCAGTTAATTCCCTCTCTGTCCTTATACTCGGTACGCCCATTAATAACGAACCACTCCTCACCCAGCTCATCGGAAGAGTTATCCGAGAGCAAGAAGGAAAACAAACCCCTGTAATTGTAGATATACATTTAAAAGGAAATACTGCCAGAACGCAGGCTTCTAACAGAATGGGCTACTACATGAAACAAGGCTGGAAAATTGAACAAATAGGATAGAAAAATAGTTCTTGACACCCAAGTTATTTTTTAGTATAATATATGCTTCTATACGATTGGAAAAAGATATTCACTGTTGCAAATGGCGAGCCATCAGGTATTTTTATGATATTTGAGATGCTGGTTAAGCAAAGTATACCTCGAAATAAGTACGATCCCATTTATAAGTTTTATGAAATAAACTTTGCGGGAGAGTCTTTTTTGGTACATCCAGATGTTCTCTTATTCAATTCGTTTAGATATTCTCGCCGAGATATTTCAATATACTTAGCTTTTGCGAGTATGAGGTCTCTTGGTGAGTACTTCGCCTCTGGCGATATTACACTAGATCTATTGGAAATGCCACTAGATCCCTTTCAACACTTAGAAAACGACAGTCTACTTTATATGGAAGATGACAAGTTACATTTTTTATATGAAGAAGTCCCACAGGAGAAAACAGAATGGCATTAAGCTTTAATAAATCAAAGGGCGCTGCTCAAAAATCAAACATTACTACCTATAGCTACCAGGACGGGGATAACTCTATTCGTCTCGTTGGCGATATTCTTGCTCGATACGTATATTGGGTTACTGGTGAGAATGACAAGAACATTCCTTTAGAGTGTCTGTCTTTTGATCGTAATGAAGAGCGGTTTAATAACAAAGAAAAAGATTGGGTTCGTGAATACTATCCCGATCTGAAGTGTGGCTGGAGCTATGTAATGCAGTGCATTCACAATGGCGAAGTCAAGATTGTCAATCTTAAAAAGAAGTTGTGGGAGCAAATTCTCACTGCTGCTGAAGATTTGGGCGATCCTACAGATACCGAAACTGGCTGGGACGTTAAGTTCAAGCGAGTCAAAACTGGTCCACTGCCCTACAATGTAGAGTATCAACTTCAAGTGCTGAAGTGCAAGCCTCGTGCTCTTGATGATGACGAACTGGCCCTTGTAGAAGGTCTGAAGTCTATGGACGATGTTATGCCTCGTCCAACCCCTGATGCTCAAAAAGAGCTGCTCGACAGAGTACGTCAAGCTGACACAAATGAAATTGATGATGAAGCACTAGATGCGGAGTTTGCCATTTCATGATACTTTTTACGGCAGACTGGCATTTAAAGCTAGGTCAAAAAAATGTTCCACGCGAGTGGGCACTTCGCCGCTATGAATTGTTTTTTGAGCAGATTCATTCTCTCGAAAAAGAGTGCAACATGCACATAATAGGTGGAGACCTTTTTGATCGTCTGCCCAACATGGAAGAACTGGAACTGTACTTTTCGTTTATTCGGGAAGTACAGATTCCCACTCTTATCTATGACGGCAATCACGAAGCAACAAAAAAGAATAAAACTTTCTTTACACAACTAAAGCAAGTAAGTAGAGATATCAACCCTTTAGTACAAGTCGTAGATATTTCTTATTATGATTCAGATTTTGGCTTTAATGTGCTTCCGTATGCGGATTTACACCGAGCGAAAAGCATTGAAAAGTTTATACAAGACAAACCGCTATTTACTCATGTACGAGGAGAAATACCTCCCCATGTCAAGCCAGAGGTGGACTTAGACAGGTTTGAAGATTTTCCAATCGTATTTGCGGGCGATTTACACGCCCATAGTAATAGCCAAAGAAATATAGTATATCCGGGGTCTCCAATGACCACTTCTTTTCATAGAACAGAAGTACAGACTGGATATATATTAATAAATCCAAACACTTGGAAGTGGATGTGGGAGCCTTTTGACCTTCCACAACTAATACGAAAAACAGTAGCCGATCCAAATGAAATGATTCCTACTGAATATCATCATACTATTTACGAGCTAGAAGGTGATATACAAGATTTAGCAAATGTAAAAAATAGTGATTTACTAGATAAAAAAGTTGTAAAGCGTAGTAGTGAAGCAGCTCTGGTAATGAATAAAGATATGAGCATCCAAGAAGAGTTAGTAGAGTATCTAGCATACATCTTGGAATTAGAAGATGATAAAATTCAAAATATAGTAGGCACTTTTAATGATTACGCTCAAAAAACTACAATGGAATAACTGCTTTAGTTACGGGTCGAATAATAGCCTCGACTTAGAAGAAAATATAGTAACTCAAATAATTGGAACAAACGGTATGGGCAAGTCGTCTATACCGTTAATTATTGAAGAAGCCCTTTTTAACAAAAACTCAAAGGGTATCAAAAAAGCAGATATACCAAATCGTTATGTAAATAATGGCTATAATATTCATCTCGAGTTTACAAAAGACGAAGATGCATATGTGGTCTCAATTGATAGAAAAGCAAATATTAAAGTAGCATTTTTAAAGAATGGCGAAGATATTTCGAGCCATACAGCTACAAACACATTTAAAACAATACAAGAAGTAATTGGTATAGATTTTAAAACTTTCTCGCAGCTTGTATATCAAAATACAAATGCGAGTCTACAATTTCTTACAGCCACAGATACAACGAGAAAGAAGTTTCTTATTGACTTGTTGCACCTTGAAGAATATGTAGAGCTGTTTGAAGTATTTAAAAATGCTTCTAAAAATCTATCATTGGAAATTTCCGCAGTTAAATCAAAAATAGCAACTGTGGAAAAATGGTTGTCCGATAATAAATTGAGAGATACTATCGTACTGCCTATGCTAGAAATTGAAAATGATACGGAAGAACTTGAGAAGCAATTCCGTTCACTAACGAAAGAAATTGAAAATATTTCGGAAAAAAATAAAAAAATCTCACAAAATAATCAGTGCATCTCTTTGCTCAAGCAAATAAATATTCAAGAAATACAGAATATTGATGTACATGCAAAAGAGTCCTA